TCAGGTTCCTTTCGATGTGGCGAAGTAGAAGGTGGACGGCGGGCGGTTCGCGAGCGCCGCGATCTCCGAGTCCAGGGCGGCCAGTGCGCGGGCCATCTCGGCGTCGGAGCGGTATTCGATCTCTTCGCCGTTCTGGTCCCGCACCCGGCGCATACCGCCCGCACGCGCCCGCAGGAGCGCGTCACGGGCAGATTGCAGTTCGGCGAGGGTCAGCGCCATTAGCTGGTCGCCACGCGCTGAGCGCCGCGCCAATCCAGCCAGCCCGCCCCGAAGTCGAGGAAGGCCCGGAAGGACAGGCCCAGCGTGTCCCACGCCTCGCGGCGCTGAACCTGCACGCCTTCGGCCCCGGAGAGGTAGCCGTAGCGGAGCGCCGCCAGCCGCGACGGGTCGCTGAACAGATACCAGTGGCCGGACGGCAGGCGCGGCTCCACCAGCAGGTTCAGCTTGCCCGCGAAGGGATTCACGTCGGCCGTGGTGGCGGCGTAGATCGCGGCCAGCACTTCTTCGCCGTCGGTTTCCAGATCGGCGGGCACCAGCAGATAGCGCGGCGGCGCGTCGATGATCGTGGTGCCATCGGTGCCGGTCCGCAGCCGCATGGCCTCGCGGTTCTCGGCCAGCGTCGCCTTGGACGGCGTGTCGGCCGTGGTGCCGATGTTGCCCCGGCTGGCATCGAAGACCGGCGTGCCGTCGCGCATGTCGGGGTTGCCGGTGATCGTCGCCACAAGGATCGACGCTTCGGTCTGGGCGGCTGCCTCGCCGAAGGCGCGGACGGTATCGCCCAGCAGGTTCAGGTCATCGTTGATGATAAGGTTGCGGCTCAGGTCGATCCGGCGGCCGTAGGTCTTGAGGTTGATCGCCTCGCCCTCTTCGCCCCGGGTCGTGGCCGTGAACTCACCGGACTCGGCCATCTCTTGCAGTTCGCCCATCTCGCCAAGGCGGACGGCCGTGCTCGGCTTGAAGTCCCGCAGCGTGGTCTTCCGGCAGAGCGTCTTCAGCGGCGACTCCGCAGCGCGGTAGGTAGCCATCGCCGTCTTGCCTGCCGCGTCCATCACGGTCAGGGGGAAGTCCGACGTGGTGTGCTCGCCCGCCGCGCGGTGCAGCATTTCGTTGCGGCTCATGCCGCGCGTGCTGGTCCCAGCCCGCTCCACGGATTCGCGCGCAAGGTCCATCAGGGCCACGTCGGCATAGGGCCGCGCCTCTTCGGGCAGTTCGGCCAGCCCGCCCATGCGGTAGGCCAGCGCATCGGCCTGCCGACGCCGGATCACGGCCGGATCATCGTTCGCCGGAGCGTGGGTGCGGATGACGGGCTGCGACCGGCGCTTTTCGTCCATAGCGTCGAAGATCGCAGCCTTGGCGGCGGTCAGGTCGGCGTTCTGGTCGATCAACTGATCGGCGATCTCAGCGCCGAGCCCGGCGGAACGGACCAGCCCACGGATGTCGCTCCGACGCTGTGCCTCCGCCTCTTCGGGCGTCGGGGTTTCGATGACTTCTTGGGGCATTTCGGTTCCTTTCTGCCTCAGACGGGCGGACGGGTCCGCCGGGTTGGAAGTCAGGGTGACTTCGGTGATCCGCCACCCGGTCGGGGTCTTCACCCGTCCCTGCGGCGTGGATTTTTCGGTCCATCCGGTGACGCGGTAGCCGATGCTGACTCCGCTCACCGTGCCATCGGCGATCCGCTGCACGATGGGCGCAGCATCTTCGGCCGAAGTCAGTTCCAAGACGGCAACGACCACGCCGTCTTCCAGAGCGATGGACCTCACCCGGCCGATCTGGTCACGGACGCTCGACGTCCGGTGCGAGTCGAGAACGGGCAATTCCGCGACCGCCGACAGGTCCAGCGTGTCGGCGGTCAGAATTTCGAGGAACGGGCCACGGGCATCGCGGCGCTGGACCGGCGTGGCGGTGGCGACCACGGCGGAGACGGTCCGGGTCTCCGGATCGAAGCTGTTGGGCCGCGTCGTGGCGGCGCGGGTCATGGTGCTATCGAGCGGCAAGGCGGGACTCCCATTTCTGGAACTCGGTGGAGCGCCGGTCATGCAGCTTCCCGGTCTTCGGGTCGCGCACATGCGAGGCGTTGACGGGGCTGGCGGTCAGCTTCGGACCAGTCTTCTGGTCATTCGCATCCCGCAGGAGGAATCGAAGCTGAGACTCACTCTTGGCCATCGGTCGCCCCCTTGCCGAAGGACAGGCCCAGTTCCACTTCCCGCGCGCGGTCGGCAGCGATCTCGCGGTCCAGATCGTCAGCGTTCCAGCCCATCTCGTTGATGGCCTGCGACCGGGACATGAGCCCGAGCGCCAGCGCCTCTTTCACGGCCGCCATGTCCTTGGCCGGGTCCACCTGAGCGTGACGGGGCATGATCCACTCGGCCCCCAGATCGGGCGACAGGTCCAGTCGTCCAGCGAGGACTTCCGTGGCAATCCAGCGCCGCCAGATCGGGCGCAAAAGCTGGGGAGCGAGGACGCCATACTGGCATTGCTCCACGCGCGCCCGGAACGGCAGCAGGCCCGCCCGCAGGCTCGAATAGTTGGCATTGGTCAGGTCGCCCGACAGCATATGCTCGGGCAGGCCCAGAGCCGCCGCCAGTGCCAGCAGGTTCATCCGCACGAAGGCCGGGGCGTCCTTCAACTGTTCGGGGCTATTGAAGCGAATATCGGTGCCACCCGGCAGGACCCGGACCACCCCCGGTTCCAGCGAAATGTCGGTCAGCCCATCGGCGTCCGGGAAGGCCGTCGCCGCGCCGCCCATGTTGGTGGCGTCGGTGACGAAGGCGGCGTGCATGGCGGCGATCTTGGCCGAGACCAGCAGCGCGTCGGTCAACTGGTCCAGTTCGCTGGCCGACAGGACCGCCGGGGCCAGCCAGCTAAGCCCGCGCACCTGTCCGGCGGCGGCGGACTGCATCACATGCAAAACGTCGGCTGCGTCCACCCGGACCGGCGGGGCATAATCGGCGTAGATGGAAGACGGTTTCTGCGGCAGGATGTGATAGGCCACCCGGCGGCCTTGGGCGTCGAACTCCACGCCGGAGACGATCTCCCGGCCGTTGCCGAGCGTGGCCGTCTTCGACTCGTCCAGCAGTTCCGGCGGGATCAGTTGCAGGCGCAGCCCATCGGCTTCGTCGCGCATCAGGATCAGGGCTTCGCCGTCCACGACAAGGTGGCGCGACACGTCCCGCTGAAGGCCCCAGAAGTCGGTCCGCCCGGCGTGGTCTGCGGCGTCGGCCCACGTCTCGAAAGACCCGGCGGCCAGTTCACGAGTCCCGGCATCGGTCGCCCGGACGGCGGGACGGATGCCTGTTCCGACCAGCGAGGCGCACCAGTTCTGGACGCCGTTGGCAATGAACGGGTTGTTCATGGCGAGGTAGCGAGCGCGGGACCGCGTGATTGACGCGGCCGCGCCGATCTCCGGGTTGATCGGTCCAAACTGGCCCAGTCCGCTCCCCCGGCGGCTCCCGGTGGCAGCATCAAGCGAGCGCCGCCCCACCGGAGCGGCGGAGCGGTCGAAGATGCGCCGGACGGCGTTGGAGAGGAACGGAAAGGCCATGCTCAGATTGCCTTGGGCAGCTTGCCCAGCACTTCCGCGATCAGCCGCGAAACCGGGAGAACGAAAGCGGCGTCGATCAGCCGTTTGCCGGATGCGGCTTCCAGAGCGGCCAGCATCTCTTCCGCCTCGGGGGTCGTCGTGTCGGCCCATCCGGCGCGAACGGCAATAGTCCCGTCCCGATACATGACCAGCGACAGGTCGAAGACTTCGCCTTCCCGCGTCCTCTCAATCGCCTCTTCGATGACCGACAGCGCGCGCCGTCCACCCTCGAAACTCCGATAGCGTCCCGGGAGAGTGTCTGCGGAGAGCAAGAAACGCGCCAGCCTGTCTAGCTGGAACCGGTCGAAGCCGAAGCGTTTGGCAATGTGGACGAGGCGCAGCGCACAAACCCCGGCTTCGTCGAACAGGTCGGCGCGGCCGTCACGTTCTCGGGGCGCGATGCTGGTGCGCTGCGTCAGGTTCCGCAGTTCCTTGTCAAGCGTGTTGAAGTCGTCATCGGGAAGCTGGTCTATCTCCGCGAAGGCGACGGAGGCTTGGGAAATCTTGAACATCAGGAGTCTCCGAGTTGGCTCTACGACTCTATAACTCGGTTTTGAGTTGTAATGCAAGAGGCTGCTGTGCTAAGGCCGAGTCGTCGGCGACTACAGCCCGCCGACGTTCCTCTACCTGTGTGGAGGGGGCTGGTTTCGCGCCGAGGCTGGCCCCCTCCAATTCTGAAAGGACCTCCGATGCAGGATTTCTTGGCAGACGTTCAGAAGGCCCGCCGCCTCGCGGTAATAATGTTCAGGACGTCGGCGGAAGAGGGGCTGAGGGTTGGGGAAGCGATCATCATGACGCGGCGGTATCTGGAACACATGGGCTATCCCGCCCCCGACGATCCGCTGGCCTTCGCCACGAATGGCCGCGTCACCATGCACGATGCGCCGCTGGGCTCACAGTTCTACTGCAAGCCGAACGGCGAGATTTTATGATAAACGACTGGTGCGTTCGTTCGCGAACTTTGGCACCATCCACTAATGGAAAATGTGCAGATTCTCACGAAACGTATCGCGTCCATAGCCAAGGACGCGTTAGAGCGAGAACTTTCCACTCAAGAGCGTGCGCGGCTGGCAGACGAAGTCGAGACATTGCGCGGCGACATTTTTGAGCATTTTGAGATGGTTAAAGTCGACTTGACCGACAAGCGCCGGATACCTCCCGGGGACTACATCGACGAACAACTTACTGGGCTTTGTAGCTTCACACGTATGGCTCTAGGCACCGAAGAACGAACCGCGTCTCCCCGTCAAATCGCCGAAAACGTCACCCACTATCAGCACAAGATAAATGGCCTTGTCGGCCCTTAATTCGCACTTTGTTCTGGCCGCCCCTTGACAGGTTAACGCTTCGTCACTTTATCGAAGCGATTGGCAACTATTTGGTGACAAAGATGAAATTGACGGACGGTGAAAAGATCATCATCGCCATGTTGGCGGATGTTCACAAGGCGCTGAAGATCGAAGGTGAGACCGATGTAAAACATCTCATGGAGTCAATCTACAGCGGCAACTTGTGGAGTTTGGACTGGGATTGGCAGGGGCTGTTGGGCGCGAAAGAAACGCCTGACCACGTCGTGAAAGAGACGGCAGACATCCTCGATATGTGGTCGCTCCTTGAGACGGCCTATGAGCGACTAGAAGAAGCGGACAAGGACAAGGTTAAGGCGGCAAACCATGGCCACGGACCGGTGTTTTCCGGCTTCGATGGAAACAACGATGATCACTTTGGTGTCGCGAAGCACTTCATAGAAGTAATGGATCGTTTCGCCCATTTTGAAGGTCGCGACCTCAACTCTCACTCTCAGATGTCGCTTCCACGCTACCGTCAGATGTATCCCAAGTTTGAGGAACTGCGCGCAAAACTTGCGGATCGTGACTTGACAGCGGATGAGATAATTTCGGTGCTTCAGGCGGAAGCGGCTTAACGATCAAGCCATTTGGATTTGACAACCTGCGGGGGCTTGCGAGCCCCCGTCACGCTGGCCAGATCGGCTTCGCGGCGATCAACGGCGACGCCCACCAGTGCCCGGGCGGCCATCGCATAGACGACGCAATCCAGCGCCTCAGCGCGGCGGCCCACGATCCGCTCGAACCGGGCGGCGGGCTGGCCCCGGCTGTAGCGCACCACGCGGCGTTCGCTGGTCAGTTGCGTGAACCAGTCATCGGACAGGGTGTCGCCGAAGCGCCAGCCCGAGCGGGCTTGCAGTGCGTTCAAGAGCCGTTGCTTGGCCACGTCCACGCCCACCAGCATCAACACGATGCCACGGGTCTTGGACCGCTCCACCAGCGGCCGTTTGAAGCCTGCGACGCCCTTCAGCGGGAAGATGCGGCGGCCGATGCGGGACCGGGTGAAGCCGTAAACCTGATCCGTCATGCCGCCGTCGCCGCTGTCCACCAGCACCGCGTCATAGCGGAGCACACCGCCCGCCGGGTGCCGAAAGTCGCGGCGCAGCAGGTCGTCCAGTTCCGCCCAGGTATCAGTCACGTTGGGGTCGCCCCAGACGATCTCATGGGCTAGCACCAGCGCCACGTCGTCCGCCGTCCAGCCCAGTGTCGTCAGTTCGATCCTGTCCTTCTGCACGTCCGCGCCGCCGGTAAGGTAGAGCGTTTCAGGCGGCAGCCGGTCGAGACCGATGGGCTCGCGCATGGATGCCAGTTCGGCGTCGTCCAGATGGTCGCCCTCGCCGCGCCACGGCTCGCCCAGCACAGTGTTCAGCCACGGCTTCAGCGTGGTCGGGCTGCGCTTGGCTTGAAGGAACTCGGCGGCCAGACGGGGCCATGAGGCGTTCGGGAGCGTGCTGGTTAGGCTGGTCAGCTTGTAGCCCCTATGCCCCTCCACATGGGGCGCTGTGGCCCGCCACCGGCCCTCTGCCACTATCCGGGGCTTCTGCCGGTCTTCGACCACGCAGCCGCACTCGGGGCAGACCCAGTGGGCCGTCTCGGGCTTGCCGTCGTCCCATCGAATGTCGGCCCAGAGAATTTCGCCGAACTCTCCGCAGCCGGGGCACGGGACCTCATAGACCCGCCGGTCGGATTGCTCATAGGCCCGCAGGATGCGGCTGGTTTCGGCGTCGACCGGCGTGCTGGCCAAAACGATCTTCCGGTTGCCGTAGGTCATGGTCCGCCGCATGGCCAGTTCCACGGGGTCGCCCTCCACGCCCGCGCTCAGTTCATAGGCGTCGATCTCATCGGCGAAGAGGATGCGGGCTGTCCGGGCTCGCAGGTTGCGCGGGGCGCGGGCGGATACGATGGACAGGCTGCCGCCTGCAAAATGGCGGTGCATGAGGACGTCGCGCCCGGATGCGTCGGTCGAGAGCGCCGCACGTAGCGCCGGAGACTCGCCAAAGGTCGGTTCGATGACGGACACCATCAGGTGCCGGGCGTCCGCCTCAGCCGGGACGACGCACAGGACCGGGCTGGGGTCGTTCTGGACGAAGTGCCCGAGCGCCCCGACCATCAACTGCGTTGCGCCTACCCGCGCGCTCTTCAGGATCGTCACACGCTCCACCGTGACGTCGCCGATTGAATTGCCAATCTCGATTTGCGGCTTCCAGAGCCGCATCCGGCCGGGCTGGGCGGCGAGGCTGGACGGCAGGAAGACGTGAGACTCGATCCACTCGCTCAGGGCCAGCTTGGCGGGCGGGCGGAACGCTGCCAGAGCGTCGCGGCGGAGTTGGGCGAAGCGCGGGTCAACGGTCATCGGCAATCGCCTCCATCGCGTCCCTGATCTCGGCGTCGAGCGCGGCGGTCTCTTTCCGGTCCAAGGCAAGGCGGCTGGCCACCCGGGACGGGACGGCCAGCACGGCGGCCCGCAGATCGGTCACGATTGCCCGCCACTCGTTCGCCACCTGCCGGGAGTCCAGCAACTCGCCACGGGCAGCCGCGTTCTGAAGCGCGATCTTGTCGGCCTGTTCCCGGGCCAGCCTTATCTTCTCTTCGGCCAGTGCCTTGTCGGCGGCCTTGCCCTTGGCGAGTTGCCGGGCGTGATCGCAATAGGCGGCCACGGATGCTCGGAGCGGATAGGTCTTCTCGGGCGTCCGGGGCAGCACGCCATCGCGGCCGAGCGCATGGACCCGGTTGGCTGTCAGCCCGAGCCACGCGGCCAGTTCGGCAGCGGTCACGGTGTCGGGGGCGGTGAAGTCGTCGGCCCACTCTTCGCCGATCAGTTCGGCAATGTTGTCACGGGTGTCAGTGCTCACGGGTATATCCCCCACAGGAGGGACCGCCCCCACAGGGGGGATGTGCCCCCGGGGAGTTTTCCCAAACCAGAATCTTCACCACGGGGCGAAATGTCGGGGCTCCGCGCCCCCCGCAGTGCGCATCCCCAGAGGGACCCATTGCATCCCCCTCACGGGGATCAGCAGTTCCCCACCACAAAGGAACATCTTCTCTAAGGTCCGGGGCATGGCCGGACCGGACAGCCGGACAGGGCCTAAAGGCCCCTGTCCTGTCCGTCCGGTTTCCGGGCCACCGTTGCCCAACCGGACGGACGCCGGACGAAACCCGGACCGTCCGGTCTTGTCCGGTCCCCTCACACATCGTCATCTCCCAGCAGGGCTTCGGGGGATTGCCCCGTGGCGAATCTCCCGTCGCGGAACACCAGCACATTCTTGCGGGTCAGTTCTTCAACGGCTCGCTTGAAAGTGCGCCGCCGCCCGTCACGGTCGTCGGCTGCGGAAACTCTTCGGCCTTCAATAGCCCGCTCGCGCCAGATGGATTCGGCAACGGGGGCACCATCGCCGATTTCATGGAACACGGTCAGCGCGGCATTGGCGCTGGGGGACAGCTTCACCTCCCGGCTGCCTGAGTCGGCGCTGTCCGTCTCCCGGCAGATCGCCGTGGTGATGGTGTCGCCGTCTTCGTCCTCGCCCAGCGGGATCGTCGCCACGGTGAAGGCCAGCTTTTCGTCGGTGCTGCCATTGCGGTTCTTGGTCAGCATGCCGGTGACGGTCCCGTCTTCCCGCTTCAGGTAGAGGTTCATGTCGAGCGCGCCGTTGAGGATGGAATGGCCGCGCGGCAGCCCATTGCTGCCGTCCTTCGTGGCGTGGTGGACCAGCACCACGGCCGCGCCCCAACGCGCCAGCCGCCGGGCCACAGCGACGACAGTGCCCATTGCCTTCGCGTCGTTCTCTTCCAGACCCGGGAACGCGACGGCGAGCGTGTCGATTACGATCAGCGCCGGGCGCTGGTCCTCAACGGCGACCATCAGCGCCTTCAGGTCTTCGCTGCCTTCACTCAGCAGATCGGAGACGCCCTCCACCAGATTGAAGGCGTCGGCGTCGCCGAGCTGGTCCCGGAGCGCCCGCACCCGCGCGCGCATCCCGTGGCTGTCTTCTGCCGCCACATAGAACACGCGACCCTGCCGGGTCCGACGCCCGAAGGCTTCCGCGCCCTGCGCAACGGCGAAGCCCAGATACGGGGCCAGCAGCGACTTGCCCGCACCCGGAGCACCGACAATGGCGGCAATGTCGCCCTCGCCCAACAGGCCCTTGATGACGTAGTTCCGGGCGGGCAGGTCTTCGCAGTCAGCGGGACTCAGGAAGGTCAGCCGCGACGGCGACAGACCCAGCAGGGCGAGACCTTCGGCGTCCAACTTCCGGCGCATCTCCGTCTTCCACTCGGCCTTGGACAGTTCGGCGGAGCGACGGTCGATCTCGCCCATCTCTTCATCGGACCACGCAGCGTCCAGCAGGGCCACGGCCTCGGCCTGCCGCAGTTCGGTGACGGCCGGATGGGACCAGCCCCGGCGCTCGGCTTCGGAAATGAAGCGCCAGCCGGTCGCCCCATCGGACCGCTTGAATGACGCCCAGACACGGTCGGTCTCGGCCGGGTCATTGGAATGGTGCTGGGCGGACCATTGGTGGGCCAGTTCGAGTCCATCCGAGCCGCCGCCACTCTCTGCATGGATAGCGGCGAGCCGAGCCACCCACAGTTCCCGGTCCTTGATGTCGTTCGGGACCGCCCGCACGGCTTCCACGAAGACGGGCCACGGCAGGCCCGTGGGCCGCGCCTCGCCCGCGTCCACGGCCTTGCGCTTGATCGGCAGATCATCGGGCCACGGCGGCAGCTTGGCCGTCAGGCTGCCGCTCAGGAGCCGGTAGGAGCCCTTGCCGTTGACCGCGCCGGGCGCGACAACGAAACCGCCTTCGCCGCGCACGTCCAGCCCCGGCGGCAGCCCGGCGGCGCTGTTGCCCATGCCCTCGGGCCACTCGAAAAAGATGTGGCGACCATCGCCCGCCGAGGCCACCTGCGTGTCGGACAGCGAGTCCACGTCCAGCCCGAGCGCCAGCAGTTCGGCGAAGCCGTCCTTGCCATTCTTCTGGTCCACGTCCAGCACCGCGACGCCGTTGCGCTTGCCGGTCGGCAGGGCGGGCATGGCATTGGGCCGGTCACGCCACCACGCTTCGATCTGGTCCGGGTCCGTCGTTGCCTTCTCCTGCCAGCCCTTCACCAGCGGGCGCTTATCGGGGCCGACCGGGAAGACGGCGATGCCATCCGCCGCCAGAGCGAGCGCGGCGCTCAGATTCTCAGCCCCTTGGCTTTTGTCGGTCTTCAGGCTATCTTTCGCTTGCAT